GGGTTATCACCGGCGCCCCCACCAAGAATAACGGGCTCATATTCATTAAATGGTATACCATTTACATCCTTTACACCCATCTTCTTGAGAAAATCTACTGTATTCTGTAAGGAGGTTTTACTACCCCAAACATGAGAAACTGTTGTCATCTTCTCATTCAGTTTATCCTCTTTCATTATTCTCTTGATTCTACGGTACTCTGCCTTTGCGGAAATGGCGGCGGCAAGTGCAGCATTTTTACTTTTTGTTTCACCATTCTTATCGACAACAGAAGTATCTTTTATTTCATCCCATAGCTTTTGATAAAGCTGTTCCGCGGTTAATTTCGGATTGTCATTCAAGTATGACAGGCAAGTACCAATACTTGTTTCATTGATAAAGGAAGATTTATTGCCTGGTGCTTTCTCCGTACCTTCATAAGCACCGGCCTTGGCATTACCATCTATAATGTCAATAATCTGGCGGGACATACCACCTTTCTTTTTCAAGGCTTCAACAATTATTTTTTGTTTACCTTTGAATTCTTCTTCTTTCTGTGCGGCCTCTTCTTTCTGTGCTTTTATAGATTCCTTCTCACTCTCATAATCTTTTTTCTTTTTTTCAAAAGCGGCCATCTGGGCATCGGTCAGATCACCTTTTTTTGGTTTTGCACCGGTTTTCGCATAAGCCCTCAGAGCATCAGCAACTTTTTGATGGACACCCTTTGTATGTTTTTCAACATCGACCTCAGATTCCTCTTTTGGTTCCTCTTTCTTACCACTTTCAACACCCATTTTGGAACCACTTATCTTACGATGTTTATCGTAAGCGTTTTTTATCCAAACCGGTGCATTATCACCATAACTACTATGAATTTTTTCAAGAAACTCCTCTTTCTCGTCAGGATCTTTCATATGTTTCAAAAGAGTGTCGAGCTGTGCGGTTTTCTTGGCGGGTTCAATATTAGAGGTTGCTATAGCGGTAAACTTTGGGCCCAATATTTTCCCATGTGATTCATGGTCGATCTGTGGTTCCCTTGTTTCTTCTTCATCTTTACTGTGCTTAATGGGTGCCGCCTTGGCATCTTTCAATTTGATAATATTGTTTTTTACTGCCGTTGCATATACACCATTAGGCGACTTCTTTATAATATAATTCTGTTCACCGGCAGAAAACTCTTTGTTCCATTTTGCCTTTTGTTCCGGTGTAATTTCTCTACCCGTTTTCTTTTCTTTTCCCTGTGTAACGATGTCTTTAGACTCCGGCTTGGTTTCTTTTTTTGTAGGCTTCACCACACTCTTTTGTTTTTTTGCAAGAGACTTTGCCTCAAACAATTCATCGAGATAATCAAAATTTACTTTATCAAGGAAATAGTTTCTTAGTTTCATCAATCAATTCTCTCCGGTGGCTCAAGAGGTCCACCCATTTCTTCTTCTGGCATCACTTCTTCCGGTGCGGCTTCTCCACCCATTTCTTCTTCACCCTCCATACCCATCTCATCTTCCATACCGGGCTCTGGTGGTGGAACAAACAATTTATCCTTTTCTTTCAAGTAACGGATGTTTTCTTCAATTTCTTCATCCGTCCAATCGAGATATTTCTTCATCAAGAAGTATTTAGAAAATTCCTGATTGTTTGCAAGTGCGTTATAGTTATTATGTCGAACCTCAATAAATCCTTGTTCAAGAGATTCCTTGTAATGAGAAGGAGGAACCATCTTAATGAAGATCATATCTTTCGTAAGGCCGTATGACTTTACCAATCCCTTGAAGTCAAGGTGTAGCATAAACAGATCACGAAGCTCATCGGCAAATCTCATCTGATGCTTCTCGAGAAACTTTGCCCACTTCACTTCATCACGACTAATCTCACCTGTATGGGAACCACCGACAACAATCTCGGCCTCTCTCTTTTCCTGTCCGGCTGTAACACGGGACGCAGGATACTTGAGGGCACGATAAAGTTTTCGTGCGAAATAGTAAACGTCATTCAATTCTGTAAAACCGGCAGCATTACCACCAACAGTCTCAATGGATGAACCTCTACCATCTGCAGATTGTGGGAGAAAGAAGTTTTCCAAAATAGAAAGAACTTCTGGTTCGTGTGTCAAGGCGCCTGATTGAGGATCGTAAGTCTGTTTCTTGATGAATTTCGTCTTGATCTTTTCTACGAATTTCATAGCCTTATCTTTTGGCATATTGCCCGTGTCGATTTTGAATACAAATCTTTCAGGCGCCCTGACAATACGATAAATAATAACGGATGTTTCAAGAAGTTTCAATTGGTTGTAAGGCACTCTCGCCTTTTCAAGGTATCCATAAATCTCTGCTTTCGTTTTTCCATATACACCATAATGAATAAGACCGATCTGCTCTGGCTCAAAGATAATAATTCTTGGGTCTTTCTCGGCTTCAGCCCTGTTCAATGGTCGCTTGGTATTCGGTGCGAGATACTGATAGTAGTTTATGATATGTCCGTCACGGGGATCATAAGCATAGTCCATTGTTTCGGAAGGCAACTTTTTGATTGCCATGATACCTTTGCCTGGCCGATTCTTATCAATGATCCTTTCGTAATAAACCCTACCATCAATGTAGTAGGTTCTCATCATATCATCAATGATCTTGTCAATCTCAATTCGTCTATAAAATAACTCGTCAAATTCCTTGTAAAGATTCTTGATCACATTTTTACTTTTCAATAAGTTCTTATCATAAATCTCAAGACGGAAAACTTTATTCTCATCATTTGTCAATGTTGATTCATTTACAGCATCTTCGATTACGTCACCGATTTCTGGATAGTCTGCCATCTTACGGTATTCCATAATCTTCATTACTTCCGATTCGAATACCTTGTTAATATAACGATTATAGAACGAATTGAGACTACCATATCCCATCGAACCATAACCGGATATCATCAAATAATCTTCAACACCTTCACCACGGGTTGCGTTGAGCTCGGCAACAGTAGGTTCGTCACCTTTACCGACAAATTGCTTCATCGACTCGTCAACTCTATCCACTTTTACTTTCGGAAATAACCTCTCAAACCACGTTGCCATTTTCAGATGTGTCCTCTACCAATTTTTTTTGTTCTTCCTGACTATCTTTCAGGCGTAAAACATTATTCAATCTTTGCCTTTCTTCTACAAATTTCTGTAAGTCAATTCCAATATTCTTACCAATAACGGATGCAACAACTTCCGTCCACACCGTTTCGTTTCTCAATTCTTCTTGGGACTTTTCCACACCTATAAGCCTGTTATGTAATCCTGTTATCATTAGCAAGATTCGTTTTGGTGCACAGTCACAAACCAAAATTGGTTGGCTTTCACCACCCACCTTTTGTGAGGTCCACCAAGTCTCAATATAGTTTGGACACTTCTTTACTCCGAATAAATCTGCCATACCACAAACACTTTCTCCCGTGTGTGGGTCTATTGGTTCACAAGTTCCTTTCATCTTATCAATCCTTTTTTATAATAATACCTATGTTTGCTAATGGTCGCCATGAATTTGATGGTACAACCGTTGATACTGTATTTGTATGTGTGTGTGCGGTGCCGGCAGAAGATGAGCTCGTACTGGCCACCCCCGTTGAACCACCGTGAGAATGAGCAGCACCACTTCCTGCCGAACCAGTATTCATTGAGTAATAATCTCCCCTCGCTGGGCCTGTACCATAATAACCACCATACATTTCATCTTGTGTAATTTGAGGTGATAAAGATAATGTATGTGTATGAGGCGGCATCTGTGTTATTGACAATGCCTCGCCTGGAATACTATGTGTATGTGAACCCGTCAAGGTATGAGTGTGTGCACTCTCATTATCAATAACTACAGTGTGACTATGTGAAGTCTGTGTCCACGATCCACGAAGTGCTGTTCCACCCGATACATTATAATCTCCCGTTCCACCCTTGACAGCAAGCAAGCCATCGGAGCATCCAGATACGATACTCCATCCTGTCGGAGCCGTATCTTCATATACCCATAATGTTCTACCTGATGACAAAAAGGAATCTGCAAGTGCAATGGTAATACTTTGTGCTGGTGTAGAAACTTTGGTAATAGAAATACCGTCACCTGCGGTAAGAGCATCCACACTGGAAAGGGGAACCCAGCCAGTTGAGGATGCTA